GTACTCGTATCCACAGTGGTGGCACACAACCCGAGCATCCTCGCCCTTTCCGCATTTGGGGCAAACGTCGGGCGTGGTCTCATACGGCATCGGGATGAAGATAGGCGCGTTGCTCACGACACCCTCCCGCTCGGCAGGTCGAGGATCTTCGCGGGCCTGATCTTCGGCTCCTCTGGCGCCGGGATCGGCACATGCGCGAGCGTCCCGGTTGTCGTGTCGAAAACGAGCGCGGTAGCGAATTGCACCGGGCCGTCCTTCGTCATCACGACGGGTTGGCTTGCGAGCTGGTAGCGGCCTACCGCGCGGCGCTCGGCTTCGCGCAACCAGTCTTCGTTCTCGGCTTTGGCCTGTGCCTTCATGCGGTCGAGTTCGCGTTGCACTTCGCGCTCGATCTCTTCGCGTGTACGAACCACTTGATCGCTCATCGTTCCCCCTCTGCGTCTTCCAGCGCGTGGTAGTAGCGCCGGGTTAGTTCGGTGTCGGCTTCCTGTGCTGCGGCGAGGCGGTTGAGCGCGGCGGCTTGGGTGAGGACGGCGGCGGCATTGGCCTTGAGTTGGTTTGTGATCTTCACTGTGCCCAGGGTCGCTATCGTGACGGTGAACCCTAGCCACATAGCGAACCAGTCGCCGCGTCTCACTTGCCACGCTCGCGGATGGCGGCGGCAATCGCCTCAGATGTGCCGCGTGTGTCGGCCCACTCTTCCGCGATCTTCGCGCAGTCCTCGCGGGTGAGGGCGATGGCTTCACGCACCCCGTCGTACACCGGCGCCGATAGCAGCATGTCGTTCCCGCACTTGCTCGCAATCTGTAATACCACCTTTGCAGCAATCTCCTCATCCTTCACGGCTTCACCTCCATCGCGGAGAGGATGCGCTGGCCCGAGCGCCAGTGTTCCTCGCAGTCCGCGCCGCGCTCAACCACTTCACGCATCCACGCGATCGCTTCCGGCCACGCCTCCGCAACCTTGATCGGGTTGTCGCGGTTGACGGCGAAGCAGGCGTTGACGGCGGAGACGATCAAGGCGGCGTCGGGGTCATCTGATAGCCCGCCGTGATCTGCTATCCATTCGCCCTTCGTATTGCGGATGTTCTCCCCAACAATCTTCCACGGTCCCGGCGTCGGCTTCTCGCTCATTTTGCCTCCACCATCTTGGCTCCTATGAACGCTTCCAGCGCCACTATCAGGCCAAGCTGCGCGCATATCTCACAGACCAACGAGTCGCAGGTCGAAACATCGTGATCGCACATGTCGTCATGCTCCTCGGCAATTCGATCACGCATCTCCTCGAACGCGGCGCGTCTCCCTGCGTTGTACGCGTCACACAGTCGGCACGGTTCGTCATGTGTGATCGCTACATCGTGTCTGTCGAATCCATCGTAGATTTCGGTAAACCCAGATCCACCGCATGCCGGACACTTCCACGGCGCGGGCTTGCTCTCGCTCATTTCACCTCCAGGGTTTCGGCTTCTCTCACTTCATGTCCTCCATGAGCTTCGCCGCGTTCGCCTTCGCGGTGTCGCTGTCATACCGCGCCATGTCCTCAAGCTGTGCCGTGATCATCTTGTGCCGTAGCTCGATCACCTCGCGCTCCTCTGGCGTCGTGCGATACTTGCCGCCGACCTTGCCCTCCTTGAGTCGTTCGCCCTTCTCGTACAGAGCATCGAGCGCGGCGCGGACTTCGGGCGTGAAGCCCGGCGAGCCCGCTCCGGTCGATACCGGCCCGCCGAGCAGGCGCCTGGATTCAATCGCATCTTGCGCGATGTACTCGGCGCGGTGCGCGCTACCCTCCCCCGCGTTTGGCTTCGGTTCGGTTGCGCCAAGCTCCTTCCACACGTCCGCGATGGTGGGGAAGAACCGGGAGCGGGTGCGCGCGGCCTTGAGCGCTACGGCGAAGTCGTGAACGTTGGTTTCCGCGAACTCCTCCGCGTACTCGTCCAGAATCCCCTCGGTCGGCACGAAGTTGGGGTAGCCCAGGGCGCACTTGGTCAGAACCATCTTGATCGCTTCTTCGTGTGTCATTTCAACAGCCCCTTGATTTCGTCGGGGGTAACGTCCCGCCCGGTCATGCCGTCACGGGCGCGGCCCCGCTCGATGGACTGGCGCAGAACCTTCATGGCGGGATGCTCGGCCGGCGCGGCCGGCGCCTGGGGCTCGTCCTCCCAGCGGCGCTGATTCAGGTAGGTCGCCGGGAGCGGGATGAACTGCCCCCCGTCCTTGGTCCACTGTTCCGAGGTGCACTGCCAGTCGAGCGCCTTGAGGACATCCGGTAGGGGCGGACGAGCCTTGTCCCATGCTTTGGCTGCTGCGCCCTTGGCGGTCTTCCGGGGGTAGGCCTGCCAGAACGCTAGGAACGGCTCGGCATACCCACCACGTTCGCGCTTGCGCGAACAAGTCTTTGCCTTTCCATCCTTGTTCTGGTCCGTATCCGAATCAGCATCAGCATCCGTATCAGAGGGAGACCTCGCTACACCCCTTGGCAAGCCCTTGGCAAGCCCTTGGCAAGCCCTTCCATCTGTGATGGTCCATTGAGCCCCGAACATGGGGCCATAGAGTAGGGCGAAAGCCTTGTGGAATGGCGTCTTAGGGCTGGCCTCAAACATCTTTACAGCCGCCCGGACCCGGTTGTCCCCGAGGTGGACCACGCCCTTTTCGTCCATGACTTGCTCTCGGGCCATGTTGACCACCCAAATGTACCCGGTTGGATCATCGTACCGGCAGAACCCTGCATCGACGCACCCGGCCAAGCCCTTGCGGAGGGCTTCGGGAGGGCTTGCCAGATCGACGGTCATGTACCCAAGGGGCAGGTAGTAGAGGCCGATCATGTTGGCGTGCTGATTCGTGATGAGGTAGGCGGCGACGAGCTGGGCTTCCGGGCCGGAGGCGCGGAGGATGCGCCCGGTTCCACCGGACCAAAGGGCGGGGCGGACGATGGAGAAGTTACGCAAGGCGCGACTCCCGGGCAAGCGAAAGGCTCACCCCCGAGGGCGCGTGCAATGAACCGTCTGGAGGACAGATTCCGCGCGTCCCGAGAGTGAGCCTTTGGCAAGCCAGGGTAGTACGGTTCATTGCATGAGGATCAAAGCACACTCCCCCCGATCCTGTCAACCTCATTTCGGCCCCGGCTTAGGATAGGGTAGAGACTTGAGCCCCAGGCGTTCGGCCTTGGCTTTGCCAGATCGGGAGCGGGAGCGCCAGTAGAGAAACTTTCCTTCGTCATAGTGTGGCGTAGCATCGACGCCGCGTTCCGCAAGTAGGCGTGGGGAACTCGTTCCCCACGCGGAATTGGCAGAACGTCCAGGGACGAATGACCCAAGCACAAACACGCCATCCATGCGCCGTTCCCGCTTGCCGTCAAAGCACCATGATGCAGCCTGATAAATGCCGCCGTGATGGGACTGCGTGAAGTCTGCGAAGGAAACTAGCAAGTCCCATTTCCTATCCAACGCTCGTACGGCCCGAGCGATTAGTCCGGTCAGTGGTTCACTACATCCCGGCCTCCGCACTAACCGCGACAATTCCAACACTTCTTCGGACCAGCGCGTAGGCGGGATTGAAAAGAAGATGGCCGCAACCGCTGGCCCCAAGTCACCAAAGAGCCCGCCGTCTTCGTGCCATGTATAGACCGCCTGGATATTCGACGGAACACGCGCCGAATAGTGGAAGCGCAGAACCAAGTTGCGCGCTTCGTCAAGGTGTCCACTCGCGAAGTGGAGACTCATTTCGGCCACCGCCCGAAGATCGCGCGGACGTACCAGAGCGCGGCGGGAATCAGGATCGCGAAGAAGATACCGGCGCAGAGCTTCACGCGATCACCCACACGACGGCCTTGCGCCCGGACTTGGTGCGGCGGGTGCTGCCGGAGTCGCGGACCTTGCCCATCTCGACAAGCTCGCACCGACGCGGGCGCTGGGTACTCGGGTTCATGCCGGTCTTGGCTTGCATCTCCTCGTCCGTCAACCCGTCCGTGCCGTACTCCAATAGGACGCGAAGCAAGATGGCGCGCCCGCCCTCTCTCGTATGCCTCACGGAGTCTGCGGCCAGCGTGCTGGTGACGCTGTGCGCCACGCAGGGAGGGCCACCGGAATAGCTCCGGGCGGTCCCGTCGAAAAGGTCGCTTCCGTCAATGGTCCGGTTATGTCGATGCATTTCGTGCGCCTCCTTTCGGTTTTGGGACCGCCCGGAATCGGGTTACGAGTCGAGCCCGTCGCGGTGGGCGTCCGCCTTGTCGGCGTCGTCGGTCACGAATCCGCAAGGACACGTCCACTTGACGGTTGCCCCGGCCTTGTCCTTGTGGCCCTTGACGGGATGATCTTGGGCGGCGACGGGCGAGGTTTCCTTTCCGCCATCCCCATCAGGCTTCTCGGCACCCGCCGCCGCCTCAAGCTGTGCTGTCAGGCCCGCCGCTGCCGTGGTGTCCATCGGCGGGGGAGGCGTCCTGTCCGTGTCGAATCCGAACTCCTCGATGCTGTACGTCCCGGCGAAGTAGTCCGGGGCGATGAGCCGGATGCCGCGCGCGGTGCAACGGGCGAGGAGCATGGCGCGGGGGTTCTTGCGCCAGTTGTCCTTGCCGGTGAGGCCGGCGGCTGCCGCCTCGTCCTTCGTGTAGCTCACGTCCAGATCCGGCCAGCCGGCGCGCATGAACTTCATGGAGCATCCGGCGTCGGTCAGGCTCACGAGCTGCTTGACCACGCCGCACCGATCCACGGCCAGCCCGTCCATCAGCGCCGCCGCGAGGCAGAACCGCCCGTCGAACCAGTAGACGGTCGAAAGCGCCTGCATCGGGCCGATGCCTAGCTCGTGCGCCCGGAGCATCACGGCCATGACGCCCTGGGGGCTCATGCCCTTGGGGGCCATGCCGCTCTGGACGATCATCTGGGCCAGTCGCCACCGCTCGCCAAGGGTGGCGACGAAGCCGCTGACGGGATCGGGCGCAGTTGGTAGCGCCTCCGGCCGAATCGTTACAGCGTTCTCACTCATCTCCTGTCACCTCCATGATTTCACGGGTTGCCCACGGGGGCAGGCTCAAGTCCTGAATCTCGCAAGGGTAGCCGGGCCAGGTGCCGGACGCCTCGCACGCGGCCCAGGTCGCTAGCAGTTGCGCCCGCTCCTCCTCGCCCCAACCGACCACGGCATCGAGCAGCCGATAAACCGCGATCGCGTAGGGCGGGAACGGCTCGACGGCGACGATGACGAAGTGTTGGGCGTCGATCCCGCACGCGCGGACCCCGGCCAAGTAGTGCGCGGCCTGGACGTGGTAGCCGTACTGGTACAGGGACCGCTCGAAGGCGTTGCGGGCGGCGGAGCGCGTTGTCTTGAGGTCCACCACGCTCCCGGTTTTCTTGCCGAGAACGTCAGCACGGCCCTTGCACGTCAAGCCTGTCGCCTCGTCCTGCCACGCGAACGACGCCTCGTGGTCACCGTCCAAGAGCATCCGGGCGAACTTGTTGGCGGCGCAGGCTTCGCGGATCGCGAGGCACTTGTCGAAATCGGTGGAGGTCAGGAGCGTTGCCAGCGGGTTCTCGGCAAGCTGAGCGGCGCGAGCGGCCTTGACCGCCGCCGTCCGCCCGTCGCCGTCGATCGCCCGGATGTACTCCCGCCCGAACCGTTCCGGCTCAAGTACGGCACAATGGACCGCCTGCCCCAGAAGCATGGCCGGGGTCGCCTCGGTCGGGTGCGTCATGGCGTAGAGGGCATGGGCC